ATGCCTCAAATAATTCATGCTTTTGGTTTGTATGACACAAGGCTAGTTGGCATCGTGACTTATGGGTTGCCAGCTAGTCCTTTCCTGTGCATGGGTGTTTGTGGGCCAGAAAACAAAGACATTGTTTTGGAGTTGAACCGCCTTTGCATTGAAGATGGGCTGAAAAATGCCGCATCTATGCTTGTCGGTCAAAGTCTGCAAATGTTGCCAAGGCCAAGCATTGTGGTTTCCTATGCCGACACTGAGATGAACCATGTTGGGTATGTCTATCAGGCAACAAACTTCATTTTCACTGGAACAACAAAAGAACGAACAGATATGGCTGGACTTGATGGTAAGCATTCAAGGCATAATTTTGGAGATTCTGAAAATAGAATAAATCGCAGTGCTAAACACAGATATATTTATTTTGTTGGAAGCAGAAAACAAAAACAGACCTTAAAAGACCAGCTGCGTTATGAAATCCACCCTTACCCAAAAGGCGAATCAGAAAAATATAACGCTGGTGATTCAGTAAAAACTCAGGAGTTATTATTCACATGACTGAACAGCAATTTGAAGCCGCAATGAGAACATTTAATCTCGAATTGGAATATAGAGACTACATCATGGACAGGGCCAACCTTGAAAATGGTGATGGGATTTTCAGATTGATGAACAGTGGTGATTTTTATCAAGGCTTTAAAGAAAAGATGACAGGAAACCAAAATGAACAAAGATGAAGCCCACCACTTGCTCAACAAAAGAAAACAAGGGCTTGCCATCCCGCAGTACCTTGTTAACAGAGCCTTGGTTGTATCAGGAGACCTTAGCATGGCTTGTTCACCTTGCCAAGCAGCCAGGGTGGAAGGGTCAGGCATGGCACAGGGCGAAGGAACTGGAGTCATGCCCGACCCGCTTATGGCGTGGAATAAAAACAGATTTGACGAACCACATGAAAGCCCAATATGACCATTTGGATCGGAATTGATGAAAAAAAGTGGAAGCCATTTTTTAAATACATGGTTTCTGAGGATGGCGATATTATTGGGAGAAAACCAATAAAGCCATTTAAAGACAAAGATGGTTATTTAAGGGTGGCTTTGCATTACAAAGGTAGTGGCAAGCAAACAAAGATTCATTTGCATAGACTTGTGTTTATGGTATGGAAGCATGAAATACCTAGCAACATGGTTTGTTGCCATATTGATAGCAACATCTTGAACAACCATCATTCAAATTTAAGGGTTGACACTCAAAAAAACAACATCAAAGATAAGCTAAAAAATGGTACATGGCAAGCAGGTTCAACCCATCCAGGGACAATTTATCCAGATGAAGTTGTTTTGAGGGTGCAAAAGACAATCACAGAAAACCCTCATTTAAAATTACAGGCATTGACAGACATTTTTAACCCACTGCCAAAGCATTTGATTTTTGACATAAAAAGAGGAAAGAGAAAAACAAGAGAACAGCGCATCCATGATGCAGAAAGTTTATCATTATGACTATATACCTTGGGCTGGATCCGGGTTCCATCAGCGGCGCAGTTGGTGCATTGGATTCAAATGGCGATTATTTGGACTCATTTATGATTGAGCATAAAGATAAGAATATATTGCCCCTTGTATTTAAAAACATGATATTGCGGTGCATTGACCCAAGGGAAGGTGCAGAAATATGTATGGAATCAGTGCATTCAATGCCAGGACAAGGGGTTGCTAGTAGTTTTCAGTTTGGCAGGGCTGTCGGGGTTATATCTGCCGTTGCTGAATTAACTAATTATCCTTTTCATTTAGTAACCCCTCAGAAATGGAAAAAATACTTTCACTTGACAAGCGATAAAAACGAAAGCCTAGACCTAGCCCGTAGTTTTTGGCCTGAAGCAAAACTGACCCGTAAAAAAGATGGAAACAGGGCAGAAGCATTATTAATCGCACTTTATTGGAAAGACCAAATTAATGGCAAGAGGGATTAAACCAGGGGCAAGATATACAACTGTAGATTTAAGCGCAGAGCAAAGGGCAATTCTTGAAGTGCTTGGAAATGGAAACCTAAACCAGGGCGCAAGGGTAGCGATTGACTGGGCAGCGCACTTTTTTAACTGTGGCCTAGACCCTGAAATGAACCTGAATTTTGTGGGATTGGTAACTACGCTTCCAAACCAGGATGATGATTGACCCAAAAAATGCCGCTAGAAGGGCTTAAAAGGGGGCTAGAAGGGCTTGTTTTTCTGAGGGTAAATAGGGCAAGGGCAAAAGGGCTTGCAAGGGCTTAAAAGTAGGCAAAGAAAAACCGCCCGAAGGCGGCTTAGTTAGTGGTTGCTGACTTTTAGTAGTCCAGGGATTGTGCGGTTATTTTAAAGTGGCAAGGAATGCAGCTATCATTTTGGGCTTGCTTTATAGCTTCCATAATAATGCCCAATTGAGCAAAATCAGCAACGCATAATTTAAGCTCTCCAGTTTTATGTTTAAACTTGTCATCTTCAAAGAAATCAATTTTAATATCGTTAAGCATAAAAGCCTTTCATTTTTTGCGGGTTAGGATGCGAAGGATCAGGGCGAGGGTTGCATATATCATCAGAACTGCCTATAAACGGCGGCCTCATCGGTTTCACCGATTAATGAGCCATTGTCTGCCAGAAAATCCAAAACTGCGGTCTTAATTGAATCTTGGCTTTCGCACTCTGAGAGATCGATGGAGTAATCTTCAGCAATAGAGGCAAAGTCATTTTCTGCAAAATCGCAGCAAATCCCAATAACATCCATTTCAATTTCTTCACCAGTATCTTGCTCATAATCTTCAAGATATTTAAATAAAACACCCAGGCCATCATAAGAGAATTGACCGCCTCTCCCGCAGCGTTTAAACGCATCTCTAAAATCAGAAACTGAAACAGTGGTTTTCATATCAAAGCCTTTAAGTTAAACCCCTGGAAAGCCCAGGCCAAAGGGCACAGAATGCCCTTGAGCCTTGGTTTTATGCGGTTTCAGTCACTGATTGATCGACAATTTCAGGGGCTTTTCTGGGTTTGCTGCACCATGATGGCACTCCAGCCCCACCACTATCACGCATAGGCATCATTATCCCAATGAACTGAGTATCGAGGCCAAAACTCACAATAATCGAATCAGTACCGCGCTGCAACAAAGTGGGGCATTGACGCTTCCCATAAAGTGATTCGCTTGCATCGACAAATTTGATAAGTAAATCAGGGTTAAATTGTGAGGGCTTTTCATCTTCAGTTTTAAAAACCAAAGGGATAACCCGATCACAATCAGGATAACGAGCATCCTGGGCAGTAAATTGCACTTTATCCCCATTGGGCAAAATCACTTCAACAGATAACCCGTCAACAGTGAAATGCAGGAACTCTTCATTCTGCTTTTTAGTACCCTTCAATGCGTCCAGGTTAACGCTGGGCAGGATAATCCGATTCTCAGGCATTGGTTGATCGTCAATCAATAAACGTCCCAAGCAGTGCCCATCTGTGGAATCAATATAGGTGCCCCGATTGTCCTGATTGACGCAAAACCCTTGCAAGTAGTATCGAATGTCTTTTTTAGCAGCAAAGCAAAGCATAGCGCGAATGTGTTTGCGTTGAATAGCGAATTTCATGTTAAAGCCTTTTGAAGTGAAACCCTGGAAAGCCCAGGCAACAAACCCCTATAACAAGGGTTTGCAGTCTGTGGTTTTAGTATGTCCAAAGAATGAAAGCCAAGGCCAGGAAAGCCAAGGCCGAACCGATAACAACAATTTTGTCTGCTGGGTGCATGATGTAAAGCCTTTTTAGTTGACTGATTCAATATTGAGATCGGATTGTGTTAAGCCCTTTTCCTGACAATAGTCCGCATGATCGATAAACCCATGACGGCTGCAAAAAATATCCAGGGCTTGGTTCATATCATTTGCAATGATTGTCGTTTTGCTGTGCTGTGCATCATGCCAGATGTTAAATAATTGATTCATTTGAAAGCCTATTGATTGAATGAAGTTGAATGATAGGGGCAAAATGCCCCCATGCAATTAGGACAAACCCTTATTGGCCTGCCTTTAGGATTTTGTCAGCAGTGCTAAAGATTTTCTGTGCTGACTTTTCGCTGATCTCACAATCGCGTAACCAGTGCTGGATATAACCCCTAGATTCTTCAAGTCCAGGCAAACCAAGGATTGAGCAAAGGAT